TCTTCCAAACGGTCAACAAGTTCTACGTCAACGATGTTATATTCAATAAACTTCTGCCACCCTTTGGTATAGAAATCTTTGAAGGTGTCAAACTCAGAGTGATCTAGTTTCTTTTGACCTAACTCCACCTCAGCTATGTAGTCGAGACGATAAGACTCTTGTGCCTTATATGTAAATTTCTTGTACAGATCCAAGTAATCTAGTTGAGTCAATCCACCAACATCAAAGGTGATGTGCTTTCTACCCTGAACATAAATCTCACCTTCGGTCACAAGACCCCAGTTGGAGAAACGCTTCATCAACTTCTCTCCAAGCACCCTATTAAGACGCTTACAGATATACGGGATATCGAACATTTGAATGTTCCAACCAGTCACCACATCAGGAACATCCTGCATCCAGTAATTGATGAAATGATTCAGAAGTTCATGTTCGGTGTGGCAATGATGATAAGTTACATTCTCTTGCTTGTTTGCAAAAGGTTTTACACCCCAAGTAATGATCTTCTTGGTGGTATAGTCCTGAATAGTAATCGCAAGAATCTCTTCCTGAGCAGATTCAACATCAGGGAATCCATACTCAGCAGTAGTCTCAATATCAAGAGTTACTAGTTTGATCTGACTAATATCAAACTTGATCTCGTCCTCAGGATACTTCTCTGAAATGTATTGATAGATGTATCGATCATTTCCATAGATCTCAAATCCATCAACCTCATCATACTTTTTGTAGAACTCGCGACAATCCCTGACAGTGCCAGGATGCACTTCATCTACATTTTCTCCACTTAATGTTCTATACTTGGTTTTCTTTTTTGACTTTACATAAAGAGTAGGGAAGAACTCATCCCTAAACTCAAATCTATTACCATTCTCAACTCCACGAACCAAAAACTGATTGCCAATTAACTGAACATTAGTGTAAAACTTCATTCCTCGTCATCATTAAAAAAAGAACCAAACATGCCACTGCTACCAGGGTCACGATTATCAATCATATCCATGATTTCGTCAAACTTTTTGCACTGCTCCAAACCGTGAAGTAGGTCTGCTAGTTGTTTGACAACCAGGGGTTTCTCATTTACTGCGGCAGATTTAACCGCAGCACGGATGTGAGATTCTGCTTCAAGTAAGTGATCTAATGTGTTTTTAGAAAGTGCCATTATTTTGTGAGGTCCTCGTATTTTTCTACTAGTGTTGGTGTTGGATCAACAAGAGTCATAATCTTATCAGAGCTAATCATGAATTCTTCATCCCGTGTAGCAGTCATCATCCATGATTCTAACATTCCATCACTAGTTAGGACGAAAGGTTTAGTCAGTTTGCAGTCTGGTTCCCCAGGAACTGCTGCTGGAACCTCATCAATCTGACTCACCAGGATCTGGTTGTTCGTCAGCAGAATCGCTTTGATCATCTTGGCCATAACTTAAAACATCCTCAATGTACATTTTTTCCAATTGTTCAACAGGGGTAACCATGGTTACTAACCAGTCAGAGGGGATTGGAATAACCTCTTCTTTAGAGAGGGCAATCCAAGGAATCAAAGAAACTTCAAAACCTGCTTTGGTTTTATTCTTTTCTTGATCAATGACTCCAGGATTTTTCATCTTCACCAAACATGGTCTGCGAAGAAAATATCCAATTACTTTTTGATCATCCTCTTCACCGACTGCCATCTCATTAATATCTGAGATGATCTCTTCTCCAGATTTAAGAATCAAAAGTTTAATTGTCATTTACCAACTCCATAATCAGGTGCCTTCAGTTCCAGTTCGCGAATGTCTGCATGAAGGCGTTCGGTTGCATTCCTCTTCTCAGTCTCACGCAACGCTTTCAATGCTGCTTCTGTTTCAGGAGTTTCTTCCCATTCCCAAGTTTCACCTTTACTACTTACAAATTGCTTTTTAGTCATAAGATTTGTATTTTCCTCTATTCTATCAACAAAAAAAGGAGGAGTCAACCTGGATTTTGCCAGGTGCTCCTCGCGGCGACGATATTCAGTTTTATTTAGTGGGTGTTAATTTGTATGCTCCAAAAGCAGCACCACCGATAATAGCGAGCATTAAAAGTTCCATATGTTAAGTAATAATACTTAGTTATTTAGAACCAATCCTTACGCTTATGATATTCTGGAACAATTCTTCCAAGAACTACTGTTAGGAGCCCATCCTCAAATTCAACTGATCTAACTTCCGTCTCATCACTGAGGGTCCAAGATCTGGTGAAAGATCGTTGAGCCATTCCTCTATGGATGTAGTTTGTTCCTGTTTCTTTGTCTTCTTTCTGTCCTTCGATGAAGAGTTTTCCGTCCTGTGTGTAGACATTTACTTCTGCTTTTCTGAAACCTGCGAGTGCTAATTCAAGTCTTGATTCCGTATTACTGACTTGAACCAGATTATAGGGGGGATAATTCGACGTTGTTTCGTGTAAGTCGAACACTCTATTTAGGTACTCATTCATCCCAATACTATTTTTAGAGATCTTATCCAATAGTTCAGGAAGATCAGACGCAGTGAATCGTGCGAGATTAGTCATTGTACTACTCCTTTTAAAGCGAGATTAGATTGTGTGGACCCCGAAGGCATCCGATATATTTATAGCATAGCACAAAAAAAGGAGATACGGTAGTAACCGCACCTCCTTATAGGGGTTTCCGACTTTTGAAGCGACCGCACGAAAGATCGCAGATTTATTTATTCGGTTTCCTGGGTCTTTCCTTTCTTTCCGATATTATATTTCTGCTCCAGAACCCAGTCAGACTTGTCCTTGTATGCAAGCACCTTGATCTGATTCAGAGGAGCAATGTCCATTACAGAGTCTTCTTTGACAATCGTAATAAGTCCCCAGTCGGCCAGAAGTCTGGTAATACGATTGCGTCTCTGAACATCATTCACAGTCAGGTTGGCGTGCTTGCCGTCCAGGGCAAACAGTTCCTTAAAGTGAACAATGAAATATCTTCCCTGCTTGTGCAGGATGTGACAAGATTGATAGAGTTTCTTCTCTTTGCGGGATGCTACTCCAATGCGCGTCAATGTCTCACGAACTTTCAGGAAGTCATCAGGTTCATTCAAAAGAACCTCCACCATCTGATCCTGAGACCAATCAACCGTAGGTTCTACAGTATTAGTCATTTGCGTCCTCCAATGTCAAGTCGTTGTTTAATGTAGTTAATTTGTTCTTTGGTAAGAATTTTCAGAGCCTGTGATGCCTTTTCATTACTATAACCATAGTATTGTTTGACACATTCTAAATCTTGGACTTTATCCTTTCGGAGCCAAGGAGAGAATCTCTTCTTTTTTCTCAAACTATTTAGATAAAATGAATATTGCATATCCTTCTCAAGGAAGTGGTTCTTATTCATCTCATTAGCAAACATCACACAATCAAGATGACCTGACAGGCAACGATTAATGATATATGGAGGATATTCTTTTGTATGTTCTGACAGATCTTCTTTAGTGAAGTTAATTGAGTTCAACCAGTCTTTGAGTTCCATTATCTAATAATCTCCAAATCTGTTCCGTGTTTCCAAACCTCAAGTTTGGTCCTAAGTCTGTCGGTAGACTTAAGTTTTTCATATCTTCTAGTTGCTTTCTTCTTCCACCAAGTAACTGCCTCATCCATGGTATGCTCAAACTTACCGAAGTAGTATCTTTTCTTTTCAGTCAAAGATTTAGCATGTTCAATACAATCATTGAACTCTTTGAGTTTCTCATCATCCTTCAAAGATTTCTTGATGATAGAAATCATCTTGACTTGAATCTTCAGTTTCTTGGAAGACTTGTCTGCAGGAATCAAGCGTTCACCACCGTTGCGCTCGTTAAACCACCAGAAGAAGTCCCTAAACTCATCGTCATGAAAGAGAGGTAAGAAGTTGCTCTCCGTGTCTCCTATGTGCCTCAGGAAGGGTTTGAGACCATCATACATGGATACACCCTTGGTAGTTCCGTAGAGAGAAGTCGTCTCGAAGTATTTGAGATCTGTTTCATACTTCTCATCAAACTGCTGCTTGAGTTCCTTAGAACACGCTAGGAGGGCAAGAAGTTTTCCGCCCAAATAATTGAACCCGAAAGGTTGAGTAGGAACAATGTTAAAGCCCATGACAAAATGAGCATTAATATCAGAAAGAGGAAGGACTTCACCAAAGTATTCATTTCTGGGTTTACTATTAATAGTTGGCGATCCAAAGCGAACAACACCAACAACTTTATTAGTGTTTGTCTCAACCACAATCCATTTATGAGTTCTACCAGGAATTGCTTCCTCGATAGCATTAGACGCTGTAAGATTCAGGGTTTCAGAGTACAACCACTGATTGTATTTTGATTTTGTCTTTGGATCAGTATCAACAACATGAACCTCAAAGTTCATATCATTGGGATTCATATCAAAAGAATCAAAGAACTCTATATCAGCATCAAACAGAGATCCAGGTCTCTCACTAACACGATCTTTCTTCACGAAGCGAAGATAATCATCAATACGATTGAACTGAGTGTAGTAGTCAATAAATTTATTAGCAGCGTAAACTGCATCACCCTCAGTCAGTATCATACAATTAGTTTCTTACTTGGAGTTTGAATAGTAGAAAACATTTGAGTATAGTTTTCTATAATCTCATCTTGAGTCTCTGAAATATACACAACATACTTTCGGGCAACATCAAGATCTACATTTTTTCCAGAAATGAGAGGAGCCCATGGTGCAAATCCCATCTGACCATCTCTGGTTGGAACAGCAACAATGGGATTGCATATAGTGATAGTTTCATCACCTTCTTTCACAAGGTCAGCGACGACATCTTCGCCAGACCACATACGAATAACTTTAACATTCATAATCAATAAAAATTAGGGGTATCACCTTTGTGGAGAAGAACTCCATCAACTTTGTTCATCAAATCAAGCAAACTTCCATGCATCAGACGGTATCCATATCCAACATAAATTTGCCCAAAGAATACTGTAAGTGCCATGAAACTCCAGAAATAATAGTAGGTTCTGGATTTTTTTTGTCTAGGGGATTTCACTGTTTGTTTAGTCATTAGTCAATTTCTCAATGTATTGGTAAATCAAACTCCACCCAAATTCATAGGTATCTCCCTTTTCATCCTGAAGGAAGAATGGAATATCTGGGTGCCAATATTTAGCACGATAATAATGATTGATTACATTGTAGTCATCATCTACACACCGTTCGTGCTCTAGTTGTTCTTCTGTCATTTTTTACTCAACACCAGAGTACCAGAAAA